GGAGCGTGTTCAGCGGCCGACGCAGCTTCGAGTTCTGCTCGCTGGCGATGTCCTGCTCGTACATCTGCATGTCGCTGTCGCCGGTCGAGTTCAGCCCGCCAGGGCTCTCGCCGAAGAGGCGCGTCCTCGGGATTTTCAGCGCGCCGCAGAGCTGATCGCCGAACGCCTCCAGCACGTCGTTCAGTCCACCGAAGGCGAACTGGAACGCCTCGAACTCGTCGTTGGCGTCCAAGAGGGTCAGGCCCTCGTTGACCTGAAAGCGCCTGACCATCTCCATCTGGGCCAGCAGCGCCTCCATCGGCGGCCCGCCGCTGGCGATGATCTCCCGCAGCTTCTGCACCTTCATGGTTCTGAGGTGCGCCCGGTAGACGAGCTGCGCGATGCCCTGCGTGGTCGAGTCGAAGGCGATCAGGCGGTCGTAGAGCACCTCGATGATCGACGCGCCCCAGCCGTTCTCGGCCCACTTCTGGAAGTACGGCAGCTCGTGCCCCTCCAGCCTGATGCAGCGGCTGTGATGCACCTTCATCGGCGGCACGCCCGGCATGCCCGCCGGGATGTCGTAGTAGCGCGGCTTGCCCAGGTCCGGCCCCAGGTCGGTGACGAGGTCGTTCAGGTTCGCCCAAGCCACCCATCGGTCTAATACCAACAGGCCCTTGAACTGATCCTTCGTGATGGTGTCCACGCGCAACTCGGTGGCCGTGTCCTGCCCGTCGATCAGCATGATGCCGATGGCCCCGCCGAACAGCCGCGCCCAGCGGATGGTGTCCTTGATCCCGTTCCAGACGCCGTAGATCGCGAGCTGCTGGTCGATCAGCTCGTTGTCCTCCGGCGCGACGCCCTTCAGCTCGACGCCCTTGCGGGTCATGTCCTCGGCGGGCGCATCGACCGCGCGCTGCACGATCCACGAGCCCCGGTACATCCACTCGCAGAGCGTCCGGTTGCGGGTGATCGGGTTGAAGCCGTAGGTGCCGCCGCTGGGGTTGCCCAGGCCGCCGCCGCCACCCGAGCCGAAGGTGCTGCCGGGGAAGCCAGCGCCGCCGCCCAGCGGCCCGATGCCGACCCTCGACGCGAAGTTCTGGAAGCTGTCCCAGGTTCGGGAGGTGCCAGCCTGCACGCGGATCACAGGCTTGGCGGGAACGGCAGGCACTTCAGCCATCGTGACGCCTCGATGCTACGGCGGCCCTATACCATGACGCCCTAGATGCCCCAGCGCTCCTTGTAGAGCCGCTTGCGCTCGGCGTAGGCCTCCTTGAAGGTCAGCCCGAGCTGCTCGGCCGCCGCGTGTATCTCGCTCATCGAGACCGCCTTCATCAGCATGCGCGCGGCCTCCTGCGGCGTGTAGACCGGCCTCGGCGGTTGCAGCTTCAGCTTGATGGTGGGCGGCGGTCGCTCGATCTCGCGCGGCGGCCCAGGCGTTCGCCCGTTCAGCATCGCCTTGTAGCGCGCCATCCGGAAGTCGTCGGGCATGCGCCCATCAGTGACACCAACTCAGCGCCAGGGCGATGATGAGGACGCCAGCGCTGATCGAGAGCGTCCAGACCCAGCGCATCACGCCGCGCTCCCTACTTCGGCGCCTTCTTCTCAGCGCGCTCAGGAGGCTTTTTAAGTCTCGATCCGGGTTTGGGTGTGGTGGGGCCAAGCTGGACATCCAGCTTGTCTATATGAACCTCTGCCGTGTCGAAACGGCGAAGCAGCGCGTCAGGGCGCCGCGACCCTTTGCCTCTACCGAAGCCTCGACCGACGCCCGGCTGCTGCACGTTCTCCTTGCCCATCAGCTACGCATCCAAAGCTCCAGAGACGCCACGCAGGCCGGGCAGATCACCTGATCCTCGGCCCAGCCGCCCTTGCGATGCGGCAGCTCCAACATACGCCAGTTCGCTGGCCTGGGGTGTGGATCGTCGCTCATCCGCGTGTCCCGCACTCCGCAGCGGTCACACGTCCAGAGCGCGCGGAACATCACGGCCTCGCCTCGGACTCCGTGTCGCCGTTCTCGCTCTCCCAGCGCACGCACTGCCACGCGCCCTGGCCGAAGCTGCCCAGGATGTCGAACTCGCCGAAGTCCTCGCGCAGCGAGGCGCGGTAGAAGATGTCCAGCGAGCCGTCGTCCTGCTTGACCCAGCCGACGCCGTCCTCGGCGCCAACGTCCCAGGTCTCGGTGTCGCCCGAGATCGTCAGCACCGTGAGCGTGCCCGAGCCCGCCTGCTGGATCACCATGCCGTTCGCTTCCCGCCGCCAGTTCACGATTCAAACCCTGCCTTGAAGCGCGGATCGCGCAGCATCTCGGCGCGGAAGGCGTCAAGCTCGGCGGCGATCAAGTCCATGCGCTTGAGATCGGCCTCGGTCGCCTCGTGGTCGCCGGGCTCCAAGACCACCATGATGCTGGAGAACAGGTGCTGGGCGCCCGCCATGAACGCCATCCGCATCTCCCTGATCTGGATCGGCGGCGCGTTCTCGGGCACCGCCGCCAACTGAAGCCCGACCCAGCCGGACTCGATCAGCCGACCCTCGTCGGCCAGGGTCTTGGTCAGCTCCCGCAGCAGCCGGTCGCGCATGTCGCTCATATCAGCCCCAGCCTCCGCAGGACGCCGGGCTTCGCCAGCACCGGCGGCTTCGGCTTCACGTACTCGGCGAAGAAGGCGACGTGATCGTCCTTCGATCCGCCGAACCGCCTCCACTCGCAGACGCACCACGAGAGACCCTGGATCAGCGGGTACTCCTCCAGCAGCAGGCCCGGCCCTTCGACCGCGCCGCAGGTATCGCAGAAGTTCGGCTTCGGGTCGGCGAAGCCCGCCACGATGGCTCGCTGACCCGGCATGATCAGGTAGGCTTCCCGGTTCGGCGTGAGACCCCAGCCGACGATGTACTGATGCACCGCCGCCACCACGTCGCCCTTGCCGATGTCGCTCATGCCTCCTCCTTCGCTCTCCGGATATCGTGCGCCACCGCGTCGAAGAAGCCCGCGAGACCATCCGGCTCTCGCACGCTGAAGAAGCCCTCGGCCTTCACCGTCGCCGGGACACCGCGCCACGGTGCGCCGCCGATCACGCTGATCGTGCCCAGCACCCGGTCGCCCTCCGTCAGCCTCACCTCGACCGTGTAGGCTGGCTCGCTCATGAGACCCTCGCAAACAGCACGATCACGCAGATCATAGCCACCCCGCACAGCGTGAAGAACAACGGCCAGCCCGCGTCACGGTCAGGCCTGGGACGGTGCCAACTCATATCAAACACCCACTGAGGTCACGCTTCGGCATATCAGCAAAGCAAAGCCCCGGCCAGAGGGGGAACCTGACCGGGGCAGAGCTGTGACGCTCAGTTTGGGAGCCCAACGAGGGGGAGGCTCCCGGCTGGATGTGCTCGGCGACGCCCCACATCCTTGGGGCTTCAGGGGGCATTCAGGAGGGTCATGCGTCCCCGAGCACGACGCCATCCTAGTCCCGGCAGCGCTTCTGCGTCTACGCCTTCGGCGCAGGCGTCGGCGCCGGGCCACCGCCTACGTGGGCGGGCGGCGCGGGCAAGTCGTGCGACGGCATCAAGTCCTTGTCCACCACCACCCAGGCGAGACCGACGTTCGGCACCCAGACCAGCACGAGGAAGTCGCCCTGCTTCACGGTCACGTCCGGCGGCCAGATGGTCGGCGGGTAGTAGATCGGCGGCATCGCGACGCCACCCGGCGGCAGGCCTTGGTCGGGATGGCCGACGCCCGGCGGCAGGCCCTGGTCCGGATGACCCGGCGGAACGGCGGGGCCGCCACCGACGTGCGGCGGGCGGTAGACCGGACCACCGCCGATGTGCGGCGGAACCGGGTGACCCTGGCCGTAGCCGGGATCGGTGATGCCAGGACCGCCCGGCATGGGGCCACCGCCGACGTGCGGAAGACCAGCGATGGGGTAGGCGATTGCGAGATAGGGACCGTCAGCCATTTCGTGGGGTGCTCTCCTTGGGGGTAAACTGCGCCTCTCTGTAGCCCAACTACGTGACGGGAGCATCACCGGAGCACCCCTCAATGATCGTCATCCTCTTCTGCATCGCCCTGGTCGTGGGCTTCATCTTCTGGCTGATGGCGACTTGGCCCGTCACCTACGCCGAGCGCATCGCCAGGAGCTTCTTCCTGCTCGCCTCGGTGATCCTCGCCTACATGCTGCTCAGCGGCGGGGGCGTCGCCAAGTAGCAGCGCGGGCGCCATGAGCTGCTCGACGCTCAGCATCTCGCTCCTGACGCCGTACTTCTCCTCCAGCGCCCGCACGTCGGCGGCCGGGTGATCACGTCGCCAGAGCGCCCGCGAGCGTTCGTAGCGATGCTGCTGGGCCGCGCACCACGCCAGCCACAGCTCCCAGCTATTCCGGCGCATAGAGCGCCTCGCGCGCCTTGTGGATCAGCGCCTCGTAGGCCACCCAGCCGGTCTGGTCGTTGATCATCGCCTTCTTGCGCCGCGCCGCGTGCATCTCCTCGCGCAGCGGCTGGTCGGCGATCTCCTTCAGCGCGTCGTGGTGCCGGACGATGGCGCGCATCGTCTTCTCGACGTGCTCGGCGGTCTCGCTCATGGATGCGCCTCCAGCGCGTGCAGCTCGCGCCCCCTCGCCAGGAGCGCCCTGACGTAGGCCCGACCCTCGACCGAGCGGCCAGCCTGGGAGACCAGCGCGCGCCGCTGGTGGCGCGTCTTCGAGGCGTAGAACGCCGCGCAATCGAACACCCGACAGGTCTGCGGCGCGTGCCGGTGGATCGAGCAGCCGGTGTCGGTGACGTAGATGCACGACCCGTCCGCCTTCACGGCCAGCGCCAGGAAGGTGCGGTCGCCAGCCACGATCTCGCGGGTCTCGTAGTCGTAGTCGTCGTCCTCGCTGACGAGGATCAGCTCGCCGGATCGGCAGCAGAGCGTGCAGCCATTGCAGGCGACCTCGGCCGCAAGCTGGCCCCTCTCAGACATCGTCGGCCTCCAGCGCCTTGAACATGATCGTCCCGTCCCGGCACGACCAGCACTGCACATGACCACGGATCGCCCGGTCCAGCATCGTCAGCTCGACGTGCGCCTCGCCCTCGCAGTGCGTCATCAGCACCGCCCAGAGGCCTTCCAGCGCCCGCGTCGCCTTCTGCTTCAGCA